ACCTTGAGCATAAGTTTTGATTTCAGCGAATGATGCGTATTGTTCCATAACTTTTCTTGGTAATACATCATCGATTGTTTCTTCAATTATACTGAAGATTGTGTTTTTATTTTCTCTATATAAGCTATATGTACCAGCTAATTCTCTTAATTCAGTTCTTAAAGTTTCGTTTAAATCAGAATAACTGAATTTTTCTTCTCCAAATGAATATGCAACTTGAGAAGTAGGATTTGCGCTAGCAACTGTTTTAGCTAATTTTACTAATTCACTTTTATTTAATGCCATTCTTATTTCCTCCTCTCAATTATTTAACCCTCATGATTTTGATAGCTGGTTGTCCATCTGCTAAAGTATAAACCATAGCAACTTCCCAACACATGTCGTCATCTAAGCTTCCACCTGTAGTTAAGATTCCTTCATCATTAACTTTTAATAAAGCTCCTTCTTCATATTCTTTTGTGCTATCAACCATGTTAGTGGTATAAATATCTCCTATATTAGTTTTAAATACTCTTGGTACGATTTCACCATTTACGCATTCTTCTTTTTTCATTGCGAAGTCTCTGTACATTTGTTTTCTATCATCATATAATTTGATTTCATTGAAAACTAACATCCATTCACCTTTACCAGTTAAGTTAACTTCTTTATTAGCATAGTCATATTTTACGAATTGACCATTTTCTAATACTTCAATTTTATCTTCACATGGTAATTGAGCATAGATTTGTGCAGTTCTTTGAGCTGATAAATGATTTGGTTCAACTTGTCCGTAACCAATTCTTTCAATTTTTGCCATTGTCTTTCCTCCTTAATATTATTTTCTACTATCTCTAGTATTCTTTAGTGCAGCGATCCACGCTGGTGTAGAACTACCTTCGTTATCATTTACTGTGTAAGTCATAACGTCTTTGTCTACTTCTTCTTCTTTAGAAGTGTCCTCTAAATCAAAATTTACTTTCTTTCTTACGCAAATAACAGAAAGTTTAGATTCGATTTCATCTAATGAATAATTTGATTTATTCTCGATAACATCTGCCTTATCTTCGTCAGACAACATATAGAAACTATTGATTAAAGCATCTTTCTTTTCATCATCGATTTGTTTTTTAAACTCAACAAGAACTTGATATTTTTGTTCAAGATCTGTGTAAGCTGCTTTAGTTTCTGCTAATTCAGACTCTAATAAAGCATAAGATTTTTTCTTATCTTTTTCGTCTTCATCATCCTCAGATTCAGAATCTTCATCTTCAGCATCTGCGTCTTTAGATTCTTCTTCTTCGTCTTCATCTTTGTCATCTGCTTTAGTAAAGTTTTCTTGACTAGATTGATCTTCTATAGAATTATCATTTTCTGCTAAAACAGATTGATCTTCTGTGTCCTTATTTTCTGAAGTTTCTTCTTCTTCAACAGCAGGTTCTTCTTCTGTTGCGATTTCTTCTTCAGCAGCTTCAGGTTCAGTAATAACTTCTTCAGCAGTAGCTTCAGCTTCAGTTTCAACAACTTCAGGTTCTGTTACTTTTGTTTCAGCTTCATCTATAATCATCTTTTGTCCTCCTTCTAATGCAAATTTTAGATCTTGCATCATAGTGTACAATGTTTTCTTAAAATTATCATCTATTTTTGTGAATGAAGTACTTACTTCTGGTGCGGTAATGCTTGAGCCCTCGAAGCAAGGTTCTACATCGTCACCTAAAATACATAATTTCGAAAATATCGCATCATTTATAATGAAAAAATCCATGCCTGATTTGCTATCAGTTGACCAATGTCCATTTAAAGTTTCTTCATCAAGTTCCATTGATTGAGGTTTACCTTTATCAATAACAGATTTTACTTCTTCAAATTGACCTGTCCATAAATAACCAGTAGTCATTAAATACTCTCTAGTTACTATATTACCAAACTCATCAGTATCTTCAAATTTTTGGAACCAAACTTTTGCGTCTGGTGCGACAAATCCATAAGGTTTTGTCATGCATTCAAATTTGACACCTTCATCATCGAAGATGATTTTTTCACCATGGTCTGCAAAATCCTCTTTCTCTTCTTTGTAGTATCCAACAATTGGAGCTCCTCTTAGAGTCTTCGCCATTTCAGTAGCTACGTCTTTGGTTATATAACTATGATTTCTGTTTTGACCAAGATATAATACCTTGATTTCACAGCTACTCATTAGCGGATTAATTTCTAGCGGTTGTAAATTAATAAACTCAGGAGAATCAATTGTCGCAATTGATTGATGCATCATATATCATCTTTCCTTTCTTAATAATTTTCTTCCACTTATAATAATATAAAATAACGTGGTTTCTTATTATTAGTTTTTGTCCTATTTTCTAATTCTGACTTTCTTTATTTTGGATAGTTTTATCCGAAACAGGCTCTCCTTGAGACTCTTTAGTAGGTCTACCGCCTTCAGGATTTTCTCCTTCTCCGCCTATAGCCTTTTTAGCCTCTTTATTTCCTGTCATAGCAAGAGCTTCCGCATTCATTGTACTAGACATTAATGGTGGGATAAATACGTTAATTAAATCTAAGACATCATTTTCCCAATAAGCATTTGCTAAGATAGAACTTTGAGATTGTCCTAATGCAATTTGAGGTAACATTTTACTGAAACCTATTTGCATTTGTTCTTTATATAATTTAGCCATTTCTTTATAATTATAAATAGTTGTTGTTAATATTTGACATCTGTAATAAAATTTCTTAGGTTGTTTGTTAAATTTATCAATTATAACATTTAAGAATTGCTCAAATTGTGTAATTAAATTATATAAAGATGCTTCATCATTTAATATAGATTTTTCAAGAGCAATATTTCCATCAGTATTAAACTGCATTTGAGATACACCTGCTTCATTATAAACAGTTCTTTCAACTCTCTCTAAATCGTCTCTTGACGCACTAGACCTATCGCTATCCATGTCTTCAACATCAACATCTGCAAATGTAGTTAATACATCTACACCAATAGCCTTACTTAACATATTAACTGCATTATTATGTAATTGTGCGGCTTCATCAACGTCAAACACTAGGTCGCCATTTTTATCTAATGGCATCTTTTGAATTATAATTTTTAATAATTCTTGAGCCATTTTTTTACGGTCTAATTCTTTTGCCTCATCTAAATCTATAATTGCTGGAATTACAGAAATAAAGGCTGGAAAATCTTCCCCATTAATATTGAATTTAAAAGCAAATTCTGGATCAAGTAAATACCAACCACTTGTATCTCCTGCGAATTGAGGTGGTAATTTACCTTCTTTATACATAATGTAACCTTTTTTAAATTCTTTTGGGAATAAATTTAACATTTTAATTTTTTGAGTTGTATCTCTAAAATAATCATCAAAAAACTTCATATTAAATTCTATTGCTGGACGATTATTAACCATAAATCTAGAACGACAATAGTTAGCAGGTAGCTCTTGGACATTCATTCTTTTTACTCCAGGAATTAGATATCCATAATAACATCCATATCTAATAACCTTTAAAGCAACTTCTCCAAAGAATTTTTTTACTTCAAAATTATCAAGATATAATAATACATCATAAAATTTATCCAATACTTTATCTTCTGTTTTTGCATCTTCCGCATTTATATATGGGGTAACCATCCAATCGTATCTGTATAAGTATGCCATATAACGACAAAGTCTTGAATATATACCACTTGTTTTATAAAAGAAATTTGATACATCTCTTAATTTAGCATAATCACAAGTGTGCATAGCTCTTAATATTTCTTTTTTATCTGCTAATGTTTTATCTATTCTCTTTAGATCTCCTAAGGTATAAATTGCATCGTCTAAAGTTTTTGCGCCAACTTTAATTTTTGAGAAGTCAACGTTTTCAAAAGGACTTTGAGTTGCTCTGGTGTCACTCGCAAGAGCGATAGAGAAACCTTTTTTCTTAATTTCTTCTTTTCTATTTATCAAAATCGACACCTTACCTTTCTTCCTTTTTCTTTTATAGTATATCATAAATATTGAATCTTGTCAAGTTTATTAGTAACCGCCCAGTTCATAATAAGCATTCATAATATAATCATATGTAATTCGACCTTCGTCTGTATAAGGTATTGCTATAAGAATTATATTATGTTTTCTACAATATTCACGCTTTCTCATATCATTTAGCTGTTGTTTGCGCAAACCTGTATAACCACCAAATTTACTTTTTGCTTGATAATGTTGAATACCTTGATATTCTATTAAGAATTCAAGTTCTCCTTCATCATCGAATACCGCAAAATCAAATCTTAGTGGATGACCAGTTGAGCTTAGCAAATCAGGGAATGAATACTCCTCTTGAAAAGGAATTCCTGCTTGTTGTAATATTTCTTCTATTTTTATTTCACCACGACTTGCACGCATATTTTCGCCTCCTCTATAAAGATATGACGATATACCAAAAAATATTTCCTCGAAATATTTCTAATATAATATTAAATTCTTCATGGTTGGATAAGCTAAAGTTGCCCAATAAGAAGCAACTTTAGTGTCCGAAGAACATCATATCTGCAATGTTTCTTTTTTTCCTTTTTTTCTTTCTATCTTCATCCTGCTTGATATAGTATAAACCATATTCAAAAGCAGAGAATTTATCCTTCTTAATACTTCTTGATGCTTGTTTTAAAATAATATTAACACCTTCATTTTCTTCAACTAAATTTAACATTTGCTCTCTTAAAATAGTTGTTAAAGTAAAAGGTTTTAAGTATTCTGCTCTTTTATCATTATCCATATTTTGTCCTAACTTTGTACTCATTAATTTTACTTTTGCTTGGTTTTCATCTATTAAGAATTTTATTTTTCCACTAGATAATTGAGTTTGAACATAAGTGTGAGCTTCTGTATTTATTGGCGCATTAGCTTTTATTAAATACATAGCATCAGGTTCAGTATCAGCAGTTTTAAATTTTTTATAAAAGCCTTCATCATCATTTTCAACACCAAAGTTTGGTAATAATTCTCCTGTTTCTGGGTCTATTTGATCTTTTACCATGAAGTCTACAAGACCTATACCTAAACCGTTGGCATCGATAACCGCAGTACGGCATTTATATTTATAATATAATCTTTTAATATTTATTGCTTGAGCTTCAAAATGTTCTTCATCCCAAGTATATAAATTAACAAGAG